CGATGAATCTATTGTAAATTCTCTTATTGGAGCAAGAATAAGATTTGTACGATTGATTAGAGGTAAGACTCAAACAAAAGTAGCAAATGCGATAGGAGTTACTTTTCAGCAGATTCAAAAGTATGAAAAGGGATCTAATGGAATAAGCACTCCTAAATTAATGAAAGCATCTAAATATTTGAAATTTTCTTTCAAATGGATGTTTTCTGTTTTTAAACATAAAGAGGTAGAAAACGATGAAACCGTTAATAAATAAGCAAGGCAAAAATATACAATACAATCCTAAAGCTTTTGGAAAAAGATATATGGTTGATGGAGAACCTAAATCATCTGTAACAACTGTAATAGGAAATCATCAAAATAAAAATGGATTATTATTTTGGAAAAGAAAAATGGTCTTGGATGGATTAAAGAATGTTTTAATCTCCCAAAAGAAACCTATTGATGAAATAAATAAACTAATAAAGAAGGTTGAATTATCAACTAATGAACTTGAAGAATATGCAAGAGATATAGGAACTAATCTTCACGAATGGATAGATCTATATGTAAAAGGAAAGAAACCGGCTATTCCTAATTCTGAACCTTTAAAGACTATGGTTAATAAATGGCTCAAATGGTGGAAAGCTTCTAAACTAGAGATAGTTGAGAGTGAGCTTCCTTTATATAGTTCTAAATATGATCTTGCCGGTACTTTAGATTTGATAGTTACTCAAAAATCTTGGAAGGGTAAATTAGCTCTTCTAGATACAAAAACTTCTAAAGACTTTTATGTAGATCAAGCGATACAGATTGAAACATATAGAAGATTCCTAGAAGAAACAACCGACTTTAAAATAACATATTTAGGAATAGTAAATGTTCCTAAAGAACCATCAAAACAAGTTTCTATGATGAAACTAAAAATAGATGATGCTTATTTTAGAGGATTCAAAGCTTCTAAATATTTGGAAGGTCTTGAATCTAAATTTAACGATAAAGTAAAAAAATGGAAGAAGGAGAATAAACGAGATGTATAAAAAAGAAAAATTACCTTTTGTTGCATTATCAGGAAAACTATATTCAACAGGAAGAAAATCTCCGGCTTTTGAGTTTAGTATTAGAGCAACTAATTTTAAATTAGAATGTTCTTTAACTAAAAGAAAGTATAGATTTTCAGAAGTCTTAAAATGGTGGCAAAGTCCTGAAATACAAAAATATGTAAAAGAAGGATGGGAATTGTATATAGAATCTAAAACACAAGAACCATTTAAACAACCTAAATACGGTGAGAATCTAGAACAAATTATTTGTTTTAGAATGAAAAAACCTTATCAGAAAAGAGGGAATCTAGGTACATTTAAGACAGTAGAACAAAGTGTTCCTTTTGTTCCTCAACAATTTGCTCCGGATCACGCAGAACCCGTAACTAAAAATGATTTGGACGATATGGATGATAAGATCCCATTAGAAGAAGGAGATAGCGATGAGTGGAACAATCAGTTCTAATATTGATGCATTAACTTTTGATAGAAAAAAAATTAATGCTCTTCTTGATTCAGTATCAAAATCTTTTACAGGAGCTTATGCTCATCTAACTGATATGGAAGATAGAGTTAAAAAAAAACACGCAGAATTATATACATCTTTAAAAACAGATGCAACCAAGAGATCTGCTGAAGAAATAAAAGCTCTTATTATTACTGATGCTTCAATGGATGAATTATTAAAAGAACTTTCTGATGCAAAAACAAAACATTTGCATTGGAAAGTTGAATGGGAAAAGTTGAAAACAAAGATTATGCTTTTACAAAGTGAAGTAAGACAAAATATTGAATTTAACTCATTATCAGGGAAATATGAGTAACAAAATTTGCATAGAAATATGTAAATAGTAGGTGTAGTTGAAAACTTCCCTAGGTTAGTCTTTATTTGACAAGTTGCTACACCTACTTTAAAAATTAAATTATGATGATATTTGGAAAAACAAAAAACGATTGGAAAGCCCTAGAGCTTCATTATAGAAGGGAATGGATCTGTTTTGTTGTAGGATTTATTCTTGGATCTATAATATTCTAGTGTCTTGTAATCTCATAATCTTTTAGATCATCATTAGCTTTGATGGGTCTATAAGTTATTTCATAATCTAGTAATATTAATCCGTTAGTTTCAAAGTTTTTAAGGATCTCTGTTTTATGTTCAAAGCTTGGAAATTTATCAATATAAGAAATAGATATAGCTCTTCCTAAAGCTTCATCTTCATTTAAAGGAGCAAAGAAAAATTGTGCATCTACAAATATATAATCATTATGATTCATAATTAGTTTTACCATATATGAATCTGTTGTGTATTATTTTTTCTTTATAGCTGATACTCCACGAATACCAAGAATAGTACTGAAAGCTCCTATAACTAATCCTTGATACCAAAAAGGAAGATTCTCAAATTTTTCAAAGAAATAATCTACTCGTTCTTGTAAAGCTGGATCTCCAAAAAATACAGAATATGCTAAAATCAATAAAGGCAAACTTAATAAAATTAAACAAAATTCATCTTTAAGATCTGAACTCATTCTTTTATGTTCTATCTTTTTTAATTCTACTTCACCTTTACAAGCTCGTTCTAAATATTTTACTTCTGCTTCTGATTCTAATACCTGAGCTCTTTTCTTGTTTTGATATATTTGAGCTCCTGTCTTTAATGCTAATTTACCTAATGTGAACCACATTTTAACTCCAATGCCAATTCGCAATAATGTTTAATCTTTTCATATTTTTCTCTATCACTTTCAAATTCTTTTTTTCTTACTGCATATTTAACTATATTTCCATCTATAAAATCTAACTTATGGGCTACAATCAACTGAATCGGCTCTATTTTTGCGTTTTTGTAGTGAGAGCCACCTATCTGCTTATCTAGAGCTGAACCCCTCTTAAAACGCTTTATTTTAGCTTCTAGAGGGTCTTTTTTGTCCGTCATACTATCTTCTTAATCCAATTGCCTTTATTATTCAAGACCATAGGTAAAAGCCGTGGGATTCCATCTAATATTATTCCACAACCCAAAATGAACCTTGTACGAAAATTCTTTGCGTAGCTCATTGAAAGAGATTTTTGATTTATCAAACATCCTACATTCATTCCCCAAAAAATTGCATCAGGATTAGCCCAATATTTTATTGTGAACGCCGTGTGATAATGCCCTTGCGTCACATTCATTCCCATAGTTTGAGATACTTTTAAAACATCAGCAGATCTACCGTGTGTAAAAAAACATTTTTGTCCGTTTGACATTTTAAGAGTAAGATCATCTATCCATTTCCATTTCTTCGTTCCAAGAAAATCTCCATAATCTTTTAAGAATTGACGACTCATTCCAAATTTTACTGCTCGTCTATAAACTAAACTAGAATGATTGCTATCTACTTCAATCATTTTTGGAAAAACAGATTCTAATTCTTTGATATATTTTTTTGATGCATTTAATTCATGTCCGGGTGAATAAAGATCCGGATCGTGTGTATGCATATTGATTGCGTGAAAATCTAAAAGATCTCCAATGTTTACAATGAAATCAGGTTTAAATTCTTTTTTTACACATTTCAAAAACTCTATTGAGTCTTTGTGATGATATGGGATGTGCATATCTGATATAACGAGAATCCTTTTATACATAGTACACTTATAAAGGGAAATGTGAATAAAAGCAACTAATTGAGAACTGTGTAGAGAAGGTGTGTTACTGCAATCAAACAGATCGTCCACATAACTTTTTCCATTCTAGAAACTCTTACATCTAAATGATGTAAATGATTTCCACGAATAGTTTGAATCTCGTGTTTAAGAAGTGCTATCTCTCCTTCTATACGGATCAAATGTTCTTTATTTTTTTGACTTGTTGTTGCCATAAAATTATCTTCTTTTTCTTTTTATAGCTCTTCTTACTATATCTTTATCAAAAGTGCTAGATCTTCCTCTAGCGATCATTTTGTTGACTCTGCCCATTGACCAAGCCGCCATAGAAACTCTCCTTGATCCCCCCCCAAGAAAAGCACCTTGGCCTCTGCGATAGATGGCTTTTAGATCTGCAAAGTTAAATAATTTTGATTTTTTTGCTTTAGCTCTTAATGTTCTTGTAGTTGAAGCTGATAGAGGTTTTCTGAATTTTCTTGCCATTATGCTTTTGTCCTTCTGTTGAGAAGATCTCTTGGAATGAATCCACCGGATCTGTATATAGAAGAAACTTTTCTAATGAGTCTTGCTCTTCTCATTCTTTTAGATCCTTTAAGACCTGACAGATATTTTTTAGGTAATCCTGTCTTTTTATCTTTTGGAACGCTTTTTCTTCTTTTTTTTCTTGCCACTTCTTCTTCTCCGTTTCATAGGAAATTTATCTATCATTTCCCTTAAAGTTGTTGTTGTAGTAAATCCACTCATTAAGCTCTCCCACCATATTTTCTAGACTTAACTTTCTTTCCTTTAAACTTCCCTGATTTTCTTGGAAGTAATCCTCTTGCTACTGCTGAAGCTCTCTCCGTAGCTCCAAGTCTTTTTTTATTTCTTATCTTATTTTTTAATAAAGATAATTTAGGTTTCATTTACCTACACTCCTCATAGCAGATCTATGAGCTTGTCCGAATGTTTTTCCTTTTTTCATAGCTCTAGCCATAGATCTCATGTGTTTCAAACTATGGTGTTTTGCGTGTGATCTCATAGTCTTTTGTTGTCTAGGTTTAAGATCTTTGATGATGTTCTTTATAGAAGCAACTTTAACCATTACTTTCTTTTTTTCTTTTTAGAACCCATCTTCTTCTTACCTTTTTTCTTTTTCTTTCCGTGTCCATAATGATAAGGCATTATTTTCTCCTTTTCTTTTTAGTTTGTTTTTGTTTTTTTAATATAGCTTTTTGTAAAGCTAAAGGCAATTTCTTTTGTTTCTTCGTTAAAGCCATTATGCTACTACCACTCCCTTCTCCCAATTCATATCAGGTAATCCGTTTAAATAATCAGATCCATCATAAGTCATAACTTGTTTTCTATTTGATCCTTTTTCATTATAACTTACATGTATCCAACCACTATTAATATCTTGTTTGTTTTTAGGTTTCCAATACTCTAAAATTAATTGGTCAAAATCACAGTTGTTTTGAATCCAATAAGCTACTTTAATATTTGGAACTCCGAATATTTCAAAATCCGCTGCTTGACCTTTTGCGTGTTGGCTAGTCTTTTTGCTACCGATAGCTTCACATAATTCTTCGCTTCTATATCCTGAAGTTATTGTAACTGATTTATCAAAATGATTTCTGACCGGCTCTAATACACAATAACATAGATCTTCAAGATTTTTTATATCACCTGATCCGGGTGTATTATCTATTCCTTTACGAATAGCCGTCATTGATTTTGTAAATTCTTCTAATTTAAAATGTTTTGATAGTTGCATATTTACTCCTAATTTGTAAGAGCATCAATTTCATCATCATCAAGACCTAAATCTTTTAGTTTTTGTCGCCCTGTTTCTTTTTTAGCTTTTTTTGTTTCTTCTGCATCTTTTTTACTTTGTATAAAAATTAATGCTTGTTCTTCTTCTATATCTCTAGCTTCTTCTTCTGCTTTAGTAAATTTTTTTCTTTTATCATTTACATATTTATATCTAGTCATTATTTTTTCACTCCATATAATATAAATTCACTATCTGCTATAAAGTTACCACTTCCTGGATATATTTGAACCCCTGTTAATGCAGATGTAGTTTTAACAGTTATTATTCCTTGATTATGCCAATGATAATTACTTGCTGAACCATGAGAGTTACCCCATGTCCATTGTTGGAATATTTTATATATACTTGTATTTTGTGGAGTAAAAAATTGAATTTCAGTAAATTGTTTTTCAGTTGCTTGGTTATTCAATTCCCATGTAGCAGTAAGATGGGCAAAATTTGCACCATCATTATCTGCTCTCTCTTGAACTCCGTTTGTACCAGCACCATTATAATTACCTTGTAACGCTGTCCAATAATCGCTACCTGTATGTGCACTTCCACCAACCATAACTCTAAAATAAAGATTTGCAGTTGCGTCTGCTCCAATATTATAACCTTTTATAATATAAGAGGCATAAGTTGTATCATCAAAGTAACCATTAATCTGTTGTGCAGATGCAGTTGAGGTAAGTTTGTTATGAAATAATTTAACTAGATCGCCACCACCAGCTTCAGCAAATTCTAATTGACCTGTAGCAGTAGCACCACTCCCTGTTATACTTTTTACTTTTAAGAATTTACCAGCAGTAACATTATTGTCCATTAATTTTAATTTATAGCTTTGACCAGCCGAATGATCGGGACTGATAAGTTGAATAGCGTGGGAGTTGCTAGAGCAGTTTAAGGCTATGCTTCCAGAATCTGAACCACTACCTTTTACAGTTACACCAGCACTTGAGCCATCAGTAATAAAATCTGTTTTGCTTTTTGTAACTGCATCATCTTGAATCTTTGCAGTTTGAACTGCATCTGTTGCTAGTTTATCTGCATTGACGGCAGTATTCTGAATTTTAGCAGTTGAAACAGTATTGTCGCTTGGAGTTCCTATTGAAAGCACATCACCTAAAACTAAAATAAAATTTATGACATCACCTGTACTTAAAGCTGACGCAAACGTAATTGTAGAACCTGAAACTGTAAATGAATCTGTTGGTGCTTGGATTACTCCGTTAAGTGAAACGATAAACTGATT